ATATGTTACGCAATGATTATTTAGAATACCAATATAATTTATTAACCCAAAGACTAAAGTCTTGGGAACAACTAATTATATTTTGTAAAGGTGATATACAAAAGCTATCATCCTTTGCTGAACCACCAGAATTAAATCATCCTTTTTATTATAGGGATTTAATAGACGACCAAAAAAAACAAATCAAACAACTATGGGGATTAGATGCAAAATAAAAACATGAAGATATGGGAAACATTAAGTAAAACAAATCCAGAGTTTACTAAACCTTTACCTGGATATGGTGGTAAAACATTAACAACTATTGATCCTATGTATCAAATACAAATGATGACAGATTTATTTGGTCCAGTAGGTTTGGGTTGGAAGTATAAAGTAGATTATAAATATATAGATGGGTTAGTATTTGCAGAAGTAACTATAAAATATTTTACAAACGAATGGCATGAGTATGGTCCAGTTTGTTCAGTACAAAACTTATCTAAAAGAGATAAACTTGATGATGAAGCTCCAAAAAAAGCTATGACAGATGCAATGACAAAAGCATTTAGTCATCTAGGTATGAGTGCTGATGTATTTATGGGTAAGTTTGATGATAGTAAATATGTTGAGCAAATGAAAAAAGAGTTTTCTCAACCACAACCACAAGAAATTCCAAAGACAAATGGTACAGAACATGATGAAGATCATGATGCAGTAGTAATAAATCATATTATAAATGATATGAAAAATGCAAAAAGTATTTATCAGTTAAGGAAACTTAAAAACTATAAATACAAAGACGCATTTAATATTGCTATCAAGAAACATCCTGCGGTTTATAAAGACTTAAATAATCTTTATGAAACAATGGAAACACAACTCAATACAGGAGGAGTTACACAATGACAGACAAGATATATATAAAACTTGTACACAACCAAGATAAGCAACAAGGAGATAACAGACCGAGTTTTGTTGCACCAATAAATCCAAAATCACCAGAGGGTAAAACCTGGAGAATAGGTGTAAAGATTGGAGAAACATGGTACAACCCAGCAGGATTTGATGATCTTGATGAACAAGGTAATCCCACAGGAATTATCAATGTTGTCTTGACACCATCAAATACTGGTTCAGGGTCTGCCAAGCCGAGAGGACAGCAACCATCTTTTGCACCAAACAAGTTTGCAAAAGGTCAAGGATCAGGATATAACAAAACCAACTACAGATACTAATTTGTAGTTCAATGGTATGGCGGAAGTTTTTTTAGAGCAGCGAATCATATTACCTCTTTCCCTTTCTGGTAATGCTCCCTCTTATTTGTTTTCTTCTGCCATGCCTTTAAATAAATGACATTTGAATTTGGCATAGGTATGTTTGCATACAGTATGATCTGTCTTATGATAGGTCTTACAATTATTTATTTAGTAATAAAAAATTTAAAATGAAAATTACAGACATAGACAAAGAGATTAAGAAGAAGATTGTAGCAGATCGTCAAAAAGAATATGGCGATTACCAATACAATTTTACTATACTTGCAGAGCTTTTTACCTTAATATTAGCACCCAATTTAAAAAAAAAATTAAAGCCATACCAAGTAGGTCAATTAATGATGACACTTAAATTGTTTAGGAGTACCAAGGGTTATAAGGCAGATAACTATCATGACCTATCTATCTATAATGATATGACCTTTGACCTACACAAAAAAGATATAGACAAAAATGATAAAAACAGATAAGTATTTAAGAATTAAATCTGGCGAAGCTAGTTTCCAACTGGTTGAAAGATTTGATGACGTTAAGAAAGCTGCCGACCCCAACGCACAAGGGGAAGTTGTAGAATGTAAAGTTGAGAATATTAAATTAGACTTTACCAAAGTAATAAAGGAGAAAGATGGAAGAGTTAAAAACTCGCCTTCAAAAGTACAGGGATCTTCAACAGAAGAAACACGAGAAGTTCCTAGAAGCAAAGCAGAAAGTATATAAGTATCAAAAAGATTCTTATAGATTGCTTTGGAAAATAGAGAAGGCAAAAGAACTTTTAATGACAACTAGATAGTCATTAAACTTATATTTGAAAAAAAACAAACAAATCTGTAGGGGATCTATGACCTTAATAAAACAAGAATTTCAAAAACATATAAAAAAAATAAACAACAACGATTTTATTTACAAACATAAGATCGCTTTTTATTTACTATCAGAGCAACAATATAAATTATATGAAGAAGGTTTTAAAGTTGGCTTTGAACTTGCACAACAAAAAATGTCAAATCATATTAGTGAAATAAAAAAGTCAAGTATAATACCTTTAAGTACAGAAAAAAAGATTATTGGTTATCAGTTTAAAAAACCTAAACGAGCAGAGATAGATTCTGTGATTAATAAAGTTTGTATTAAGTATGAGGTAAGTAAGAAAGATTTATTTACTAAGACTAGAACTACAGATATTGTAAGATCTAGGAACATTATTCATAATATATTAAATGAAAAATATAAAATGAGTCTGTCAGATATAGGTAGAATATTTAATCAAGATCATACTACAGTTTTAAATTCTGTGCAGATGAAACAATATAGAAGAAGGTTTTGGAATGAAGAGCAAACAATATGGCGAGAGTTTGACGAACTAACTAAGTCCTAGCGTAGTTTGGTTTCTTACCTGATCTTGTTTTTCTTTCAGCAGTTTTCTTTCTTGATACAGCAGCACGTCTTTGTGAAGGTGTCATAGCTCTAGCTTTTGCAGCAGGTACACACTTAGGATAGTTTCTTCTTTTCTCTCCTTTACTTCTACCACACTTGGGAAAGCCACCACCTTTTTTAGGATTAGCAATGTCTACCCAATTAGCTCTGACCCAAGATCGTAAACCTTTAGACATTACTTTCTTTTTTTTCTAGTGCCTTTAGGTTTTATTCTACCACTACATACACCAGCAGCGTACATATTTGCATACGCTGATGGATATACTTTAAACTTTCGTTTAGCGGCAGCTTTACCTTTTGCACATAACTTAGCCATGTTTTTTTTGCACTGTAAACTTTGCCATCTTTACAGCTCCTTTGTGTGGTTTGTATGTACCCTTCATCAGTTTAAATGAGCTACCTTTTTTCATCCAATGAAAACCTTTTGGTGCTTTTACTGATTTAGTTGTCATACTCTTCTTTTCTTTTTACCTTTTCTTAACTTTACAAAGTCAGCTCCTGTGATCCTATCTCTAGGTTCAGCAACACGAGCTATCTTCATTTGTTTTTTGCTATACTTTTTTTTACCTTTACCTGGCATTAGTACATTCTTCCTTTTGCTTTTTTAGCTTTCTTTGCTTTCTTAGCTTTTTTCTTTGTCATTGGTTTTTTCATTTTATGTCCTGGCATTGTGCCTCCTTTTTTATGTGACAGTATTTATCAAAACAAGAACCATCTTTACCATCATGGCAAAAATACTTCTTACTATAAGTTATAATCCATCCACCCATAGTATTCAACAACTCTTTTTTACACCATGTACAATATCCACAGATGAACTCTCTATATTTAATTTTGTTCCAAGTTTTTTTTCGCACCCTAAATTTTACTATAAAAAAAAACACTTGACAAGCATATCCAAATAGTATATACTGTAATTAATTAAAAAAACAAAAGGAGCAAACAATGAAACAAAAAAAAAGAAAAGATAGAGTAGTTCATGTTAAAAAATATAAAGGTATAGATATATATCTTGATGAACTAACTAATGAAGTTCAATTATCTAAAGGAGATGGTTGGATGATTTTAAAAAAAGGTATCAAAGAAGTAAGAACTTGGGTTTCTGTAACTGAAGCTGAAAATTGGATTGATGCTGAATTAAAAGAAAGTAATCCTAGATGGTATCTTATGAATAAATAATTAATAAAAAATATTTAAGGCGATCTGAAATATGGTCGCCTTATTTTTTTTTACCACACTTACACTTTTTGTTTTCTCTTTTACTAAAATTAGTAAAGTCCATAGTTAGAACATCATTTATCTTTTTATTTAATCTATCAATATAATCAAAAAACATTTTAAATAATTTATCTAACACCTCCATCTTCGCCTCGCTTGTCTTAGTCTTGAGTTAGGATCTTTAGCAGCTTTAGGAAATCTTTTCATTTGACCTGCTGATCTTGCACAAAAAGATTTACGTCTAGCTTTTTCTCTTGCAGTTAATCCTGTTTTTTTAGTTACAGCAGTTTTTAATTTTGATCCAGGATTATCTCTTCGATATTTTGCAACACCAGCTTTAGTCATACCTGCACCAGACTTGGTTGATCTGTAATACTTTTTACTTCTTGGTGGTTGTTTATCTCTTCTTCTCATTATTCTAGTATAAGTGATTTGATAGATTTTTCACCCATATAAATTTCTGTTTCTGCAAGTGATTTTATACATTGATATTCTATATTTTGTGATGCACCTCTTGAAGCAACCCTCTTACCTTTAAGACATTCAGACATAGAGTTTTGTATTCTATGTTCCTTGATCTCTCCATTAACCATTAATAAAAGTGCTATAACAATTTCTTGCATTAGTGTGTACCATTTGTATATTTCATTTCTCTACTTGCATCTTTTAATTTTTCAATATCATTTAATGCTTTTTCTAATTGTTTCTCAACGTGTTCAAGCATTACTTGATTATGAATATTTTTATCTAATAACTCTTGATGCTTTTCTATTGTTTCGTACAAATCTTCAAGTAATAAAAACTGTTCTTTATCTACTGTAGTCTGTTCACTCGCTTTTAATAGATCAGCGTTCATTAGTTCTCTTGATGTTTCAAGTGATGTAAGTCTAGCAGTAATCTCTGTGTAAGCAAAG